GCTAGCCGATTCCACATGGCTTGGATGGAATCTTTCATCTGTCCATCCAAAGCTACTATCTGATTGGCGATCTCACGACTGGACAGTAAAATCTTGTTGAACATCGAAGCAGTGTCGCTTTGGTAATGTTCGACAGTTGCCATACGATTCTCCAAGCGTTCGATGTCTTTAGCTACCCTGACATGTTCCGGACACACAGGCCCTTGCCCGCTATTCGAGCCATTGGGATCTGAAATCGAAGATATCCTGTCGCGCGTTGACGGCATGAATTCCTACCTTTAGGTTTCAAACACGTCTTCTGCCCCCGCAAACTCATCCATAGCCTTCGCAACCACATACATCGCCGGACGATGATCTCCAACCATCATGGCGGCAATTGCAGCAGCCTGCGTCAATCTAATCGTGGACGGAAGTCCAACAGATCCTGCAAATGGACTAGCGTCCTTGTCCGCATCCCTTGCATCCTGATCCTTGTAGCCCATGACATGCGCGTAGGCGACCTGCTCTACAACGTTAAAATGTACCTCGGGGCTGATACGCCAATACGAGATCGTGTTCCCACCCGGATCTGACTTGACTAGAAAAAGTGCCATTATGCCCTCACTATATCCACACTAGCTCGACGAATGTACGCCAGTTGTGCTGCTGTACCAGACGCATACTTCAAGTAGAACGTGTGTGTTCCTACAGCCAACGCAGTAAGAATGTATCCACCAAACATTACGTACTGCCCTTTCGTGTCCATCGTCATTGCACCAACCTCAACCGCATCGATCAAGAACGTCCCTGCAACATTGTAGCCTGTCGTGGACTGTATCTCGCAGGACCACTTCACGTAATAGTTCCCAACAACGAACGACCCTGTAGGTGCTACTTTCTCCGCAGGCGTTACGGTATTTTGACTGGATTCACCTATGCTCGCTCCGCTTAGGGACCGTACCAACACCGGATTGACAGCTACCCAAGCCTCTGCCGTACTGTCCCACCTCGGAACGTCCCCGTTGGCCAACGTCACCCCTATCAGGCTAACAGCTCCGTCTTTCGGGTTGAGAGCCTCCCATTGCAAGCGGTCGGCAGAAAACGAGACTACTGCGCCATTGTTGACAACGTCAGGTGGGAATCCAATTGTGTAGCCGAACAGCTTGGTAGGCTCACCAACTACTGGTACGTATGCATCGAATTTCGCTGCGAGTTTCTGAACCTCGTCATCGGTAACGGCTAAGTTTCCACCAAATCCTGTCGTACTTAGCGAGACTGCAGTCGCCGGGTGGCAGTTCGCATCGTCGCGAAGCGATAGCGAATTGTGAGCCGTAGTGACAAAGTTTCCAGACGGGACATTTACAGCGTTACGTAGGTCGGTGAGCTGTGCAACGTACGCTTTGATGTTGTTCGCATGACCCGTGCTCGTGCTGAAAATCACCTTATACAGCGGCTTCATTTCTTTGAAAGGAAGTCCGCCAAGTGCTAGGTCACCGAACGTGCGTGCAGCAGCCCCAGGGAGATTTGCATCATCCCACTGCCCCATGACACAGATCACGGGCTCGGACAGGCTGTTCGTTGCGACAAGAAACATGCACGAAAAGCGATTGTTTCCACTGATCTGCGCTGCAGACCATGTGCCTGCTGTGTCCAGGTTGTACGTGATTCTTTGACCAGCGCCGATCTGGTAGCAAGGAAAGTCAGTAGTGGTCAACTTTGCCCAGTTGAACGACGCCGAGCCAGTTCGATAGTAGATCGGGAACTTGCCAGGTACCCCAGACGTCCCCAGCTCTTGCTCGAAGTCGTTAGTAGGAGAGGCCGAACGAACTAGGACGCATTCCAGATCCTCATCCCATACCGTACCGCCGCCTAAGTAGAGCTGCGCGTCACCATCTACAGAACCAGACCCTGTCGCAATCCTGGTAGCTGCTAGCCCAGTTTCCCAACGAGTACCGAAGTTCTCGTGACCGTACTCATGCGTTGCCCAATCCATTACGATGCCGTGCCGCTCGTCTGTAACCCCTATCGAATTGTTACTAGCGTCTAGTGTGACAAACGCTACAAGAGTCTTGGTAAAGGCGAACACCGTGGAATTGGTGAGCACACCGCTTTCGAAGTAGAAGTACCACACTCCTGCTGCGGGGCTTGAGATGGTGGATTCCTGAGTCGTGGTGAACGTGTACTTGATGCCCCCGTACTCGTAGACCACGAACTCCGTAGCAGGACTCTTTACCGCAACTGAGAGCTTCTTCGACGTGTTATTCCACGAAATCGTGCTGCTCGTACGATCTACGAATCCTAACGGCTCGCCTCCAGGCCATGTGGTTAACTGGTCGTTGAGTTGTGTTCTTACTCCGCTCTTCACCCATGTAATGTTTCCAGCAATATCCTCAATCGCACCATTCTCTGGAGTAGTCTGGGCTGTACCCTGCTGAAGTTTGAGTGGAGCTGTTCCAGCCCCCGCAGCTCCTGCAGGAGGTCGAAAAAGAGCTGCAAAATCAGTATATGCCCCATCCCCAAAAGTACGTGCATGGATTGCCGAACCGACTCGTTTGAGTAACGGACCCTGAGTTCCAATTTGGAACGTGTCGGACAGGATCCCTTTGATGTTGTGTAGTAAGCTCATAGGCAGTCCCGTCCTTTTCGATACCTACTTAGATTCAAGCCATGCAGTCAGCATCTGCTTCACACGCTCTGGCTGTGTCTGCCTCGCAGTCAAGCACGCTTCTTCCCCCGCACTGATATGAGGAAAGTCGAACAATGGGGGCTCTGCTACCGGCTCTCCGCCGTAGTGGCATTCCCATTTTCCTTCTTCGAGCATGTTGGAATTTTGAGTGAAGTGCGTTTCCAGCTCGAACGCGTGACCTTCAACCGTCATGGCGCCGACTCGAAGGAACCCATCTGGCATCCCTTCTTCACCTTCGGCAAGGATGCAGCCCTCATCATACATCACACCCATTTGCGCTAGTTGAGCCATTGTACTGCTCCTACGGGGTGTACCAAGTTATGAGACAGAATCCAGAGCCTCCATCGCCGCCTTTGCCTCCGTTCCCACCTTTACCTGCCCAGCCCCATTGACCTGATACAACTCCATTTGTCTGCGTTACCAGACCTGGACCACCACCTCCACCTGCTCCGCCACCACCGCCCAATCCACCAAATCCAGAATTAGCCGGTTGAGCACTGGCATAATCCCCTAAAGCCCCGTGCAATCCTGACAAGACTGACCACCCACGAGTGCCCGTAGTCGTATTCCAACCCCAATTGATTCCTCCACACACAGCTCCACCGGAATCAGTTGTCGAGTATACGGCTGCGATATCCACTGTGTTTGACGTTACAGCTTCCGCCCGCCATGCTCCGTTATATGCTGTAACAGTCATCCCCTTGACGTACACATTCGCCCCTGCAAGAATGTTGTGCGCAGAAGCTGTAGTGAGTCTAGCCTTGCTTGCCCCGTTGTTGGCAACTGACGTTATCAAGCGACCCTTGAACATGGGCCACATATACGTGTTAGCACCTGTTGCATTTATCGGTGTAACAACTGTCTCCGATGTCTGATCGGATAAGTACCCAAATTTAGACGCAACCGTATAGATTCCGGATAATATTGCATCAAAACATGCAAACGGGTGTCCGGCAGACAAGGTGTTGTCTGCTGCTCCTAAATATCCATCCAAAGCATAAGCCCACCCAGTAGTTGTTTCTACATAGTTCACAGACAACAAATCATAATGTGTGGAATCAACATATGTGACTTGAGCATACCCAATCGTAAGCTGTGTCCATGACCCTCCAAAGACGTTGGAGCCATAAAAAGTATGTACTATAAGGAAATCAGTCGCACTATGGTATTGAATCGTATAAGTACCGTCGTAGAAACCCCCCGCGCCCGTGCCACTAATAAAGACCGTTTCGCCACCTGATAAACCATGATTTGCCGTTGTAATTACTCTAACTCTAGTAGCATCCAAAGACTCGATTATACTAATAGTACCGTACCTAGCAGTGCTTGGCACTCTCGTAAATACCCAATCACCTGTTTGAAATGGGTGTGCCGATGACGTGGTAACTCTGCATTTACCACTACCATTGTTCGCCACAGCAGTGATAGTAGTATAGTCACAAGGAGCCACAAACCCACCTGTTGCGTCCGCTGTGTATGAAACAGACGTGTCTACATAAGTGTTAGTAATTGCTGTTATTGTATGTACTACATTGTACCCAGATACCGACGTTGCAGAAACACAAAGTGTGCTGCCAACACGCAAGTTACTGTTGACCAACGGTTGCGCAAAGTAAATCCTGCACGTACCGCCATTATTAGCAATAGACACTACCTGCCTACTAGATGCAAGAAATACATACCCTACTGATGTTGCACCCCAAGTTGCGCCTGTATCGAACGAAGTACCTGTAGGAACATTAGTTACTCTACAAATGCTACTGTTACCAGTGGTTAGCACGATACCTACAATTTGCCCTACTACTAGATTGTGGTTGTCAGTTGTAGTGAACCTACAAGTTCCACCATTGTTTGCAATGCTAGTGATCCTAACAGCTCCAAGAATCTTCCTTAGCGTTCCAACAAAAATCCCTGTTGCTGTCATAATAGTGGTAGCAGCAGACGTAGTCACAGTCGTAGTAGCCGATGCTGTAACACGCATTGCACAACACCCCGCAACCTCAACAGGAACTGTTAGCGCCCCCGTAGTTGCTACACCAGGAACGAACTGCACCACATCTCCGACCACGAGCCCGTGCCCTGTGGGCACTGTAAACTGCTGGAATCCACCAGAATTAGCTCCGTTCGTAACCAAAATCGTGTCTGCTGGAACCTTAGTGCTCCAACCACCTGTGCCCCCAGAAGGGTGGGCAGCTCCAGCGTTTACAAATCCAGGATCAACATACGGGTCGAAATCATGCACCACTACAGTGCCTGTATTCTCCACGTTTCGACCGCAACCACCTCCGCCCCCAGCTCCCACAGCAGGACTCACAATAGCTACCCCAGCTCCCGCTGTCCCAGCCGTTGGATTCGTAACAGACTGCTTGATCGTAGCATTCGAGGCCTGCCCAATTGAATCTGGTACAGGTATAAATCCATCAGAACTCGTAGCACCTACTGCTGTCCCCGCCGTACTAGTCCCTGTGTTGATCCCAGCACCACCTGCTGCACCGCTTGCAGAATCTGAAGACGCAGTACCGCCAGCTCCATTTGTGCTCACTAGCCCTGCACCACCTCCACCACCACCTCTATTCGTCGCAGTTGGCGTAGATTGTACAGGATTTGCTAAATACCCAAAGCTACTACGTGCGCCTTGAGTCCCTGCAGTACCAGCAGCTCCTGCAGTACCTGCTGTTGTCGCTGTAGCTACAAACGCCCCGCCAGCACCAGCAGCTCCTCCGGTGCCACCCGCTCCACAAACGATGTTATACGTGTTGCCAGGTGTTACGTTGAGGTTGCGGTACACCGTCCACTGTCCTGCAGCTCCATTATCTCCTCGTCCACCACCAGCACCTGCTCCTCCTGAATAAAGCGTAGTAGCGTATCCAGTGCCACCTCCACCGCCACCAGATCCACCTTGGCCACCATTGCCGCCGCCGCACAGGTAAACGTTCGCCCGAGTTACCCCAGAAGGACAAACCCAGGTGTCACTTGCACTGATTTTCTTCGACCGATTGAAACCCATTTCGTCCTCCTAGCTATTAACTCCTGAAACAATCCAAGTATTTTTCGGCGCATCGAAACGAACCCAGTCGGTTCTATACGTATTTATAGGCGTATACACAGGCGTGTACTGTGTCGGCCCAGGATCGTAGACTGACAATCCTTCTGGAGTCATTCCGCCCACAATCGGCTCTGTCATCGGCTCGATAGGATCGGGCCACATCATTGCCAACCTGTACATCTTCTCGTAGTACGTAGCAGGTCGCAATGCGGCCGCCGCTCTAGCGTCGCAGAAATGCCCGATAAACGAGTAGCCCGAACCGCCTGCACCGTTCGCATTGATATGCCAGTTCTTGCCAGCTCCCCATTGGATGTTCCCCGTAGCAGCTACCTTTGAAATGTACGCACCATCGAGATACAATCGCAGGAACTGCCCGTCATAATTCAGCGAAGCCAGATGCCATACCCCAACCAACGACTGCAGATCTTCAGCTATCGTTGTGATCGAAAACGATCCGTGGTTGGTGATCATGGTAGCGCTTAGGCCGGCATTTGTAAGCTCTAGCCCAAACACTGTCCCGCCCGCATTATCCCCATACCCTAGCAAGTTGACCCGCTCGGCAGCAATCGCTTTGCGAAGTCGGAACCAGATCGAAAGGCTACCCAACTTGTAGTCAAGTACTAGATCGGTTCCGCCCCGAAGCCCGGTACATGTTGTAGCGCCAACACGAGGACATCGGGTGAAGAATCCTTGCTCCCCCAACGTCATCCCAGCAGTTACCGGAAACTCGATCCTAGTACGCTGCGTTGCAGGATTTGCGTACCCAATTACGTTCGTTGCGCCGATCTGATTGTCCCCCATCACACCGAGCACATCAAACTCGTCGTACGGCGTGATCCTAGTGCTCGTACTCGTACTCGGGTTTGATGATTCCCATTGCATCCTATCCGCTGAATAGATCAACTGAGCCCCGTCAGCTGGAGTCTCGTCGGCTTGGACAACAGGAAATCCCGCAATGAGCACATCGAACAAGAACGGACGCCAGGTATTATCCTCAGTGCGCCCTTCCAATCGCTTCAAACCTGGGTTGTATCGGTACCCTGGTCGGTACGTCCCATCTGTCTTTCGAGCAAGAATCTGGTAAGCATCATCAAGTTCAGCATCTAACGGACCAAACGTGACAGAACCGGAATCTCCTGTGACATGCCCACCTGGTTCTAGCCACAGATCCTTCCCACCTCCCGAACCCGTCCGATCCCCTGCTTTCAGATGCAGCACGCATCCTGTTGAAGACTCAGCAATCTGCACATGCCGGATGCCATCTATCATCGACCCAGCTGGAAGCGTTAGACTAGTAACCGCTGCCCAAGCCGTGCCGTTGTGCTCAAGATGCTGGTAGATTGTCCCAGACGGAAGTAATCCGCTCGCAATGGGAAACCATTCAAACGTCTTAGTTTGCAATTCCCAGCCATCAGATCCTTCATCGTAACGCACCCCAGGCGCGTAATCATTCGACCCACTGGTCAAGTACGCAGGATCTGGGTAGAGCGCAAATTCCTCGCCATTCTTGGCCCCAAACAAGACCCGACCTTGTCCGCCAACGCTGTAGCCCGGACGTAGGCGCACGTCGCCGGCGAGTTTGCCTGCCTGGCTCGTGTTGCCTGTTTCTAAGGTGTAATGCGCGGTACCGTAGGTCGCCGAGTTCGCCGTCCCCATCGACAGCTCTTCTCCGTCTATTGCTGGAGCTGCCGTTCGAATATACCGGTAGACGGCCGACGCCATGATCCAATCGCTGGTCGGGCTCCAACCTGACCCGTTGTTGCGAAGAATCTGCCCAAGAGTTCCTGTAGGTAAGCCTGAACCAATTGCGAACCATTCCAACGATTTGGTCTGTAGTTCCCAGCCATCAGATCCTTCATCGTAACGCACCCCAGGCGCGTAATCATTCGACCCACTGGTCAAGTACGCAGGATCGGGATACAGCGCGAACTCTGTGAATGCCCCATCCTTGTACCCGAATCGGGTCTGCCCCTGCCCTGCCGGACCCTTACCTGGATGCAAGTACGCATGACCGCCGCGCTTTCCTCCACCTGTCGAATTGCCACCGCGCAGCTCCGCATCAACTCCGGTATAGACTCCAGTGTCGGCGCCTGTCAGAGTTGCTCGTTGGTTATCCGCTGTCGGAGTGGCGATCCCTACGGTACGAACGCCAGCAGGAAGAGCTAGATTGTCTCGCCAATCGTAGGCTGTTCCTGTTGATTGCAGGACCTGGTCGATAGCCCCTATCGGAACTGAGGAGGTTGCAAATGGATGCCACTGAAGCTCAGTCTCACCGTTAGCCTTCCACCACCACTGCCCGCCACTGTAACTCAACCCTGCTGGATTGCTTATGCTCACGTCTGCGTAGAATGACCACCGCGACTGATCCTCGTAATTGCCTCCGAAGCGACACTTCCCGTTTGCACTAGGTGAAGCTCCTCCACCAGGCGACCAATACGCATTCCCACCAGCACCCGAATCGCTACTTCCTCCAAAGATGCCGGCATAGCCTCCAGCCTTGCCAGTGCCCGTTGTGCTACCGCCGCGAATAGCTGTGTTCCGTCCAGCATAAACTGTTGAACTGTCAGGCTTGACTTCGAGCGTATCCGAATCCGAATCTGGTGCGACCCCCACAAAGTCTCGTGTGACTATCCAACGACCAGGTGGTGGTGACTGCTGCCACGTCAAGAATTGTCGGTTCTCAGTTCCAGCCGGCAATATGAGACCGTCAATGTATAGCAGAATCTCGTTGACCCATCGCATCCACCCGCGAAGCTGCCCGGTGAAATTCATCTCGTTGGCTTCGGCGAGGAACGATGGGATAATCCAGCTATGCACGCGTGTGGGCACGGCAAAGTTCCGCACGTCGATGTTTTCACCCGTCGGCCCCCTCACCGTCAGTTTGACCCTGTAACACCCAACAATCCCGATCTCTGGCGTGAACGTTACAGAAGGAGCTGTACCTTCGGACAGAATGCCAGGTGAAATCGTCGAACCCAACGGAACATCAAGAAGTTCGTACTTCCAGTACGTAACTCCCGTGTCGTCTGCGTTGGTAATGGTTACAAGAACGCCATCAACCCCGATATAGGATTGGGCAGGGAGGCCCGGAAGGCCCCCCTGAGAGAGGATCATCTGAGCGACAACAGACATGGCGCCCCATCTCGGCTACAGCCGAATTCCTGAATTACGCCAAGAACGCCGAATAGTACTCGACTACGACTTCGCCGTCGCCAGTTTCAGCACCGACGATGTCAACATGTAGCACTGCTCCACTTGAGATGGTAAGCATCGGATCGTTGAGGTAGATTCCTGCCGATTCTGGATCGTTCTCGGTGGCAGCTTGCACCGTCTGTGCATCCACAGTTACAGTGATGGTCGTATCAGCTGTATACGGCGATGTGATATTCGTGTAGACGCGCATAATCTTTGCGCTAGTCGGGATCACCGTTGTGGAGTCCACGTCGATCGTTGACAATGTCAGCTTGATTGCCCGAATGATGCCAGAAAAGCTAGGTGTTCCATCACCTTTCAACGTCCATGTGAACGGCGCAGACCCAGTCTGTGCCGTGTACACGCCATTGGCGATCAGACTGACCGTTCCTGCTACGACTGCCGTGGACAACAAGATGCTAGTCTTGTAGACCGTACATTCACCAAGGGTTGAGGCATCATCAAAGTAGATCTTGCCAGCCGTAAAGCCCCCACCTGTCGTGTGACAGAAGCCGTACTTCCCTGTGTTGTCAGCCGGATCGGGGGCATCTGCGCCATCAAAACTAAACTCGATCAGGAAGGCGCGTTCCTTCAAATCGAGGTAAGTGGACGCGTCGTCAGCACCAGACGCTCGCAGCACTTCCATGTGAGCATACGCACCGTTGTTTGCAGTACGCGCTTGAATAGCTCCGCTAGAATTGCGAAGCTGGGGGCCTTGCGGCCCACCGATGTGAAAGTACGATTGAATTGTTCCGAGAATGCTGTGATAGAGACCCATTGTTCCTGTTCCTTCCTACGAAAATAGCACCGTTACACGTGCCGAACCTGCCGACGGAGTTCCCGTCGGGAAGTACACCTTGATTGGCGTGTCAACAGGCCATGTCTTGTTGCATGCCGTTCCGTACTTGTTTGCTTGTGTCGGATCGTTCTCAATGACGGCCATCAACTCTTGATGGTTTGCAGCCGTCCCTATGCTGATTTCTGTTGCACCGTCGAACGGTGTTAGAACTTCCACAAATACCGATTCTACTAAGACTCCCACGGGTATTGTGTCAATGTTCTTTACACCTACCGCAACATCCGCCCACGTAATGTCGACAATTGCGTGCTCCATGCCACCAGGTGACATGTGAGTCTTGATCCAATCGACGACTTCCTGTACTGTCTCTGCCCCTGTTGGGGGGCCAACTTTGTCATCGTTGTACGTGACGGTGTCTGAGTTGTCGCATGCCGAGATCATTACGGCATCGCACATGTACGGTTCAGCACCTTGTTCGCGTAGAATTTCTGCTTTAGCTGCAGCAGAAAGAACCTCCGGTGTTGAGTCAACGAGAACGGCTCCGCAGCTCACCATCTGTTCGATGATAGTCGCCTCCAACACTGTGTCGAACGACGTACCTGCGTAGTGTAACTGCGTCCCCAACCGCGTTGAGTTGATTAGGTACTTTCGCGGCATGACCTCATCCTATCATTTGTGGTTGCGCAATCAATCACAGGAATGAACTGGCGTTTCGTTTGGTGCGACATTCGGGCATATCCTACCATTAGCGCGTACTACCCTCTGTCTGGTTTGCACTTCTGCAACAAAAAAGTCGATATAGTTTCGGCCAGACCGCCACCATCCCCACCACCTCCAAAGCTGCCACCACTTCAGCTCGCACACCTTCCAGATACGGCCGGATGCATCGCCAACATAAGTCCCGTCAGATAGCCGCATCGAAGACTTCCTTTGGTATCTGGTAGAACGGGTCTTCTGCTGCTCGCTGTATGGCTAATTCTTTCTGTTTGACCTTCTGCACGAGATGTTGTTGAAACGCCTCGAACAGGTTGCCTTGCTTGAATACCAGTTCCGAATCTAGCGACGGTACGCCTGCGATGGGCCGTGCCTTTGTATGCTTCAATCGGTCGCGTTCGCGTAACCATAACCACTTGAGGTACAACGCAATGTCGCTTGCGTTTCCGTAACATGCCTTGCGAGCAAGCCTCCCTGCTCGAAGCGATGCAATTGAAAACTCGGTCTCGAAGTAGTTTGACGGCCAACATCCATACGTTCGGTAATGACACCACCCGTGCAACGCTGCGAGATGTTTGCAGGTAGCGTCTTTCCAGTCACCCGTGCGCAGGAATCTATAAAGCTCAACAACAACCTGTCGCTGACTCCTACGCGAAATGACGTTCACGGCTTCGATGTCTTGAGCTTTGGAGGAGAAGATACTTCGGGCAACGAAAAGTCCTCTGGCACAAGAGCACGCACAGACAATGGGATACTTGTGAAGTCTACCCATCCTCGCAATGTTCGAGCGTCAACGAGAATGTGCCCTTCGCTTGTGCGCACGAGCTTGTGTGTCTTCAGCTTTCCACACGACCCGAGCTTGTAGTCCCATTGCCCATAATCGCAGGTCACTGCCATCATGGTCGTCGCGTTCCAATCGATGACGATGCTTACGTGCTCTGGCATCGACACGTACAGCATGTTTCCCATGCTTGGCGACCGAGAGTCGTTGTGCCGCGCCCACACGAAATGCTTCTTCGTGCCGTACACGAGCTTGGACAAATTCTGTCCGATCTCCCAACCAGACCCAACGACATCTCGGTTAACTATGCTTTCGTCTTTGCAGCCTAACGCCCACAAGATGAACTGTGGCAGGTCTCCACAAGAAGAGTACTTCGGCCAGACCTGACGCCCCTCAGTGACGAAGTCATAGATCGGATCCCCGAACGCGCACAGCTTACCTTTGACTGCATACTTGGCGAGGGCTTTGGCCGCCAACGAAACCATTGGTGTCGGAAGCTGCACCTCTTTCAGGTCTACGTACCCGCCATGCGGACCATCAATCCGTGCCATCGGTAGCCCCCTTCTTAGATTCAAGCTGTTTTCGTGATAGTAACGAATTGGCTACGCTGTGGGGTACGGCTTGGAACGATGTCGCATCGACGACCGCTTGCGCTCCTATCCACACCATGACGACCCACTTCGAAAACTCCAAGGCTTCAGAACCTGAGACCTTGCCGAGTGCGGCCAACACGGTCACGCATGCAATCGAGACGAGCATGACAACGGCTTTACGGCTTGTGAGCATATCCCAAATAGACGGATTCATGGTGCTACCTTCCAGCCAACGATACGTAACATCTCGCTCCCAGGTTCGATTAACTCTGGTGCTGGCGGATGACTAGGTATCTGATTGTCCAGCCATGTCACGAAGACCTTACGAACAAAGTAGTCTGATGTAGACTCAAATGGTGGTGTGGGGATGTCTACTTGAAATGTGATTCGCGTAGTAAGGTTTCCCGCATTATTCATTGTTGGATACATGTGACTAGTAGCACCCACAATGTTCCATAATGGGATGTTGGCTACTCCATCATTGTAGCCTGCTGATACGTAATGATAGCCTTGAGGCCCAACAGGGTCATATGGATATATGTGCTTTAGCACACGTGTTATCTCAACACGGATAGCCTTAGCATTTGGGGGAAAATGGATTCCATCGTATAGTGTCCATGTTACAGTCTCAAATAGTCCCGTCGATGGAGCATCCGGTGCAATTGCAGGCGAACATAGATTGGTCGTTGCTAATTTCCCGTCCACCATAATCCAATCGCCGTCGCTAATTGACGGCGCTGGGAGCACTGTTCCTGATGGGTGCGGTGGGCCTGTTAAATGTGTGCCGCAAAATCCAGATGCGACTACGCAACCAGCAGAACTTGACCCCAAGATGCCCGTCCATGTTGGAAGGGGGATGGGCAATAATGGCGCTCCGCGCCAATCAGGCGGAATTTGTGTCATAACCTTAATCCCTGGAAGGTACCAAGGCACCCGAGGCACTCCTCTTGAGTACATCCTCCAGCCTGAAAGATTACGAGGAAATACAGTCCACAAATACCATGGGAGCCCGCTAGACCATGCCGTAAGTCCTGCAGCCCACAGACTGTCTACGGCAGTTCCAGGCTTCCATGGGTCGAGCAACACACCGTCTGAACTAAGCAAATACCCGCGAACTTTCAACATTGCTGCTTCTTGTTCGCTTACCCCAAACAGCCCGCAAAACATCTCAGTATTATCGTAGGCACTAACGTGTGCTTGCTTCTGCACTAGCGTGATTTCTCGCATATCGAAGAACGGACCTGGTGCAGCTTCTTTTGCCAGCGGTCGAACATCCCACAGGTCACACTGATCTAACGTAGTTGCTGTAGATGGAACACGAATCACACATATGGGAACACGTCCTGTAACCATGCCAGGGAAGCCGCCCCCGGGCGCACCTTTAGTTACATGGTATTGCAATCTAGCGCGAGTAACCTTATTCACCAACACAGGTGAGAATAGTCCGGTTGTAGTATTGAAGATATCCCTACTGTCTGATTCCACAACCTCAAGGTACGGATTAGCGCTAATCACATCGATTCTCGTAGCACCGCTACCTGGATCGATTGTAACAACACCGTCTATTAGAATCCCAGGATCGTGTACGAACCGCCAATTTGAATCGTCTGCTCCTGCTGCACCGTCATTCATGTACATTACGCCTGGCGTAACCCGAAGGCTCAACGACGCAGGTTGGGGCTGCACCATCAACCCGTTGATGATTACAGCATTCGACTGAGGCGGAGCATATTCGAGAATGCTCCCGACCGCAGACAAGCTGAAACCTGTCACACCGAACATGTATCGCATTAGTTCGGCTAAGTCTGCGTCTTTGAACTTCTGCAACCGATTGAAATCGGTAGAGATTGCACGTTCGCGCGTATTGAATACTAGGCTCTTGGTTCCACTAGGCATGATACGTTCCTATAGCCAACCGTTGGCTTCTTGTTCTGAGATCAACGACCTAGAATTAGGTGACGCGCGTATTACTGTCATACGTTCCATCATCTCTAAGGTTGCCCATGGGCATACAGCTACTAACGCTGCGGTAAGTGCAGCTCGGGTATGTCCGGTTACTACCACAGTTGGAGCTCTTGGTAGATTGTCGATGATACTTTGCATTGGATCGGCCATGTGAACCTCACTCGATCTCGAAAGCATACGACACTCCCGCAGCTTTCCGTTCGCCTATAGTATCCCAAAGTTGCCGGTAGACACGACCCTCTAACCAAGGAAAACCATCGAAAAAGTCAGGGTATGGCGTCGTATCAAATGCACCGTAGGGGTGATCGTCATACGCAAATCCGAAATCACCTTGTTTTTGTCTAGGTAAAGATATCACAAAGAAAGCGCGCATTTCGCTGTAGTCGACAAGCAACTTCCAGCGGTCCTCTGGCCTACTCACAGGATCCATGTCGTAGGCAAAACTATGTGCTGGCGCCTCTCCTGCGTCACAATCGAAGAAAAATCCAGGAAATTGGATCGTGCCTATCTCACGAAATGTTCCTTGTACCCCTAACGGCAGCAGTACTTGTTGCATCGTACGCTTGATCGCATTGGGGCACACTACGTCAGCAATCTCATCGGTACGTTTGCGGAAGACCGTGTCGTCCTCCCCAACAAGCCGATAAATGCCACGTTCGGCGGCTAAAAGGTCCAACCAAGCTGCCCTACCGCCGCTAGGGCATACCGGGTTACTGACAGTAAGCCCCCAAGCGTCGATCCAGTCAAGAATCTCCCACTCGGCGGTCGCTGCTTCGGCGACCCATGCAGGTGTAGTCGTACTGATATCCGGAAACAATGCCGGATCTAAGATGGCAAATGCGCCGGATTGCGCTCCGATAAGGCTTCTCCCAGCGCCAACCTCAAACCATCCTGATGTGAGCACAATTGTGAGCGTGAAATACGGATCGACTCCGCTTTGCTTCAGTACTGTACCTCGTGCGAGCGTTCCTGGCTGGTAAACTGCTTCGCCTTCAATGAAGCGCAATCGTCCCAGAGGCCCCCATATTGGGCACCGAAACACGAATACACGTTCGAGGATGATCGATCCGCTTGTTGGCGATGTTGCAGCAAGGTCTGGACGAACATACCCGATAACACGTGCGATATTGCCTTCGTTTGCCCCACCAGTCATGCGTACGTATTGCCCGACATGCTGCGGAACAAATGTGTCAGGCTCGTTGTACCCGTCGAGCTTCACTGTGTTACCTGAGATACTCACAGTGCCCCTAGTGTTCGACAGCCCTGTTCCAATCTGCTCGATGTGAGTGATGCTTTCGGGGGACGGATTGTTGTACCCATACCCGAAGTCCGCTGCATAAACCTTGGCAAATACCGACGCGGCTTCACCCGGGTTCAACACGAGCTGCGGAGTAGGCGAGTAGAATCGCGGCACGTACACCTCAAATCCAACAGGATCACCCGACTCCATTGCAATCGGTTGCACTCGAATATCGGCGCTTATCACCACTGGTTGGTCGATGAGCTTGGTGCGTTGCACCGCAAGAGGTACTTCGGCTTTGCGCCCTCCGTGCGCTTCGGCACAGCTTTGTCCACTCCACGGCTTGAGGTACATCGCTTGCGTTGTACGTTCTATCGCCTTAGATACACGTACAAGCTGCTCGATGAGCTGATTGTAGACCTCTAACCCGTTACCATCCCCAGCCTGAATAAGTGGGTCTAAGTAGGTTGAGTCCGCAGTCGACGAAAGTAACGCGCGAATATCATCTGCCGTATACGCTGTGGTAGGGTCGTCGTCTGGGGTGCATGCGGGCTGTACCGATACGAGTTGGCATTCGACGTACACAACAAATGACGCCCACGAAACTGTTCCGGTTGGAGCATACGCAGCATCAATACGGACTTCGAGTGTATCTTCTGCAGCAACTACTACAGGTGATGTGAACGTTGCTGCGAACTCGATGAGTCCAACTACCTCGACAAAGTACCCAAATTCAGCTGTTACTACACCGTTCTTGAGCACACACGCGCGGTAATCTGGCCCTGACGGGGAAAGCCCGGTCACATCGACTGTGCCCTTCACGCCGAGCACAACGCCCTCCCAACCAGGTGGAACCGTCACCATGGGAGACATCAGTGCGGGTACTGCCACGCACGGACCGAGATTGCATTCTGCTCGTAGCTCCCACGGTTGCAAGTTCATCATTCCGCCTGCACGTTCTCGACGCGAGTGCGAAGCGTAACTCCGCCGGCTGGATAGATGTCGCCAGCAGGTTCTACGATAGAGCTGTCATCCACCAACAATCCGTCATTTCGGTACCGCTGCAACACGCTGTATATTGCCGACCGGGTTAGAGGTGCGCTGACAGGAATCGTGTTAATGTACTGTACAACTGACTGACGAATGATCTCCGTCAACGAATCTGTGTCCACACCAGCAACGAACACCAATCGCAGGAACACGTCTACAATCTGCGGCATGCTTGGGTAAACAATAACTTGAATACCTCCGGCTCGGTACTCCATCAATCCATCGCGTACCTGTTGCGCCATCACTTCGGACGCAACCCCTGAGCTATCTGCAATGTAGAGTTCGATAATTCGAACAGGGCTACCTGTCGTACTCAACGTCTCTACGGCAGTTGCGCTCTCAACGCCTGAGATCGCACGAGCACCAAATTCGATTGCCGGCAACACACCTCGACGTACAGTCCTCCAAAAATCACGAGCACGATTGCGGAACGTGTCGTCATCTTCGACATTCTCACCATGAGCTGTCGCAGCGTCGTTAGTAACTTGCAACGTACGGTCGAAGAGTGCAGTAGGATCTGAAAACTTCCGAATTGCGTTCGCTCCTACTTGGCTCTCTTTCCCAGCCTGAACTGCTCGCACGTTAGCGAAGTTTTCGAGTGCTGATACTGCAAAGCTACATGTTGTCGTTGTGATGTACTCGATTCCGGTAAGCGTAAGCAGCTTCGTGTCTATTGGAATCGTTCCTGATGACCCGGCAGTGTCTCTCCAGAAGCGAACACGTCCGATAGCAGGAGCTGCGCCTTTTCGGATGATTTGATATCGGTCGGCTACCCATCGGTCGAGGGCTTCATCTTCGGCGCCATCCAACATCAAGTCGTTGATGCTTTGGATGAGCTGCATTACCAGCGCATACGAAAGACCTGATCCTACACCGCAAAAAATATTGACATCGCTTCCCTGCACGTATACTTGAGCCGGGTCGATGCGTAGCGCTTTCTGCAGAACGTAGTCCGCGCCAATCTTGAAGAGATCCAAACGGCTCGGAAGATCTGGCATGCGAGGCTCCTACACAGCAAAGGGAACGTCAACGCGTAAGTCTAGCCCATCTTTCGTGCGTACGTAAGTACGATACCGGATAAGACTCGGCACGTTCTCATCTTGAACTATCTGGCACACGCATTTTGACACATCTGGCTCTTGCGTGATCTGCTTCTGCCCTTTGGCTATCAGCCGCGCTCGTGTCGCAGCCGTGTTCGACTTCTTCAGTTCTTGTGGAACTCCGACGCCGTATCCAGGGGCATGAGGAAAGCTGTCCTCGGCAGAAATTAGCCGCCGAATGATGCGCTTTCGCAGATTGGTTCGGCCTTCGTCTGCACCGTAATCCCCTGTGTCATCCACGACGAATGTACCGAGCAAGTCCTCCGAAGGTTGTGGAAGCGGGTCGTAGAAGGCCGACAGTGTTTGTGGATTCGCAATGTCGCGTTTAGGTACCACTAGCTCGGGTAGTTGCACGGCAAGCATGCGATACACAGCACGAGCTTCAAACTCGACTGTGATTGCAGCCGGGTGCCCTGCTCCGTACAGGTTGACTACGCCGACGTAGTAGTGACACGGAAAGCACGACATCGGTCGGTCTACAGTCAAATCAATGAAGCGCCCGTAGTCGTACTCACCAACGTACGAAGGGTCTGTGCGCGTTGCCTTCACCGGCTTGACTTCGCGCACGGATTGGCTGTCCATGCCGACTGTGCCAGTGACAACGCGGACGCTGTAGTGCTCGATGCGCGAACCGTCGTGCGGGTCTCCAATCTCAGTCCAGTCCACGACCGAGTTGAATTCCAATCGGAACATGTTCTCACGGATTGATTGCACGTCCAGTAGTTGGAACACGCCAAAGGGAGACTCGCCGAAGCTGCCTCCCCATGGAGTCAATCCCCACGGTCCGCCGCCATATCCACCTGCCATCATGCCCTCATGTACTTTTCAGTGTCAACGTCATCTGGGTCACGCGGCCCGGATGCTTTACGCCCTCCGCCCCATTCTACTCCTGCCGAGACATCAAAGGGGTCTCCCAAGTCACACTTGAACTTAAAGCTGAAGTTGAATGTCGGTGGAAACGGAATGCTGAAACTAGGTAATTTGAATCGAAGATTGAACTTGAATGTTGGGATCTGGAAACTACAAATACTAATCGCACCAGGCGCAGGCTCAAAGCTAGCGCTCGCATCTACGCCGACTTGATCCTCAACACTTGGCTCATCCGGAGGCGGGGGGTACCCAGGCATTATACTAGCAATCCTACTGCCCCTAACCCGGGCATTCCTGTTATTCCGTCTGTCGGACTAGGTGGACGTTGTAATCCAGTTTGGATCAATCCTAATTGCGCAGGTGGTAGAGGTGTTGCTGCTGCCGCAGGAATTGCTCCTGTTAGAGGCAAAAATGCGGGAGGTATTCCGGACGGGTCAACCATTGTTGCTGCTAGGGACACTCCGGTAAGCGGTGTTACTCCTGTTGCTGCAAGCACCGTAGCCCATGCTACCATTGCTTGGTTTATCAAGTTGCAGATAGCCTCTACCGTTGTCGCATGAAAGAATGGCCACCCGCCAGCCGTGCCGATAGACAACACTCCAGGGACCATAAAGGTCGATGCCGTTCCGTCCCCATTCAGATCTACTACCACCGCTGCGTCTTTTCCTTTGATTAGGAACTTGTCGTCCTCAAGTACGTACTGAATCTGAAATGCGCCTTCATTTCCAACGAATCCTACCCAGTCGGGACCCATGTGAAAGATGGTCTTGTTGCCATCCTTGAGGTAGATCGCGCCACTCTTATCGATCAAAAAACATGCTTCTGTTGGGATCTGTTTGATCAGGTACGAACTGGGTGCAGCAAACTCAAAGATGTACGGTGCGCGAACACGACGGAACCCTACGTTGTTCTTGGTGACGTCTGCACCTCCAACCATTGTAGGAAACTTGTCAATGCTCTGATTTAGCCGAGCGATGATGATTGCGTTCCGTTCGCTACCTTCGGGCATCACGACCAGAACTTCGTCCTTTTCCAGGAACGGGTACCAGTCCGCCTCGCCGTTGCCAGCTACGAAACTCGCAACTCTGCACCGAACTTGTTTGCCAGCTGGCTGTAACGTGACATTGACTAGCGGGCCCATATCCTCGTCGAAGACTACAGACTTCTCTTCATCGCTCTCGCCGTCTGCGTCGACGATGGCATAACTGACCCACTCGCGCGGATCCATGCCTGGCCCAGAGAAGGCCTCACGCAAGGTCTGCATATCAAAGTCGCCGAACGACTTAGACCGTTTCATCGTGGCCCCCACGGTGTACTAGCACCGCGCGACGGGAACTGCCCGGGTACTGCATCGGGCGCGAGCGAATTATCCCAATTTGACATATTCGGGGCATTTGGGCTACCAGACCCGAAGTCGGAGCCACTCGACGTAGCAGTCTCCTTGTCAGTCGTAGCTGCCTGAGACTTTTCGGCAGTCGTCTCATCCTTGCTTTTCTTGGCTTGTTGCTTGTCCTTCTTGGTCTTCCCGCCCTGCTCCAATTCTTCGCCCTTAGGCAAGAGCTTTTCTGCTCGTACTGCTATGTAGTTTACGCCTTGAATATCGAGCTTTACGCCGTCTTCAACATTCCACGTAATTCCCAGACTTTTCAGCCGAAATGTGCTTTGAAATCCACGGTCGGCATAGACCTTTGCGTACGTGCTAGCGAACGAATCACTGAATCCTACACTTTTCAAAAATGCTTGAGACCGGCTTTGCACAAGCAACATACCTTCGAGATTGGTGATCGCACTGAACGTTTCACCTTCTTCGTCACGGTGTACGAGCACATTGAATGGGTCTCCCGCCTTCATGTCCAGAATGTCGGGATCGAGGTTCCCCCCACCAAAGCTAGCAAGATTGTAGGTCTGCAAGCTGACAGACATCTCATTGCGCCCTTGTGTATCGTACACACTCTGTGCTAACAGTCGTAGCGTCTTTGCATCTTTCACCCCAGATACTCTCCACACAAGCCACTTCTGTTCGGCCTTATCCCCTGTGATCGGATGTACAACCTGATCCCCTGGCAACGGGAACCGCGCCACAAGTGTAGTCTTTTTCTCGCCAGAATAACACCTAACCTCAACGTTAGTTGGCTTACCTTTACCAAAATTCCGCTCTATGCGAAGCGATGAGATGTTTCGTCCGTAGATGAAATGCCTGGAATCAAAGTTCTTGCCACTAGGTAACGTACGCCCTTTGAACGAGTCGTCCGGACGTCCGCTGAACTCATTCGAGTACAAGGTTCGCACAGGTTGTACTACAATGATGCTTCCTTCTGCGCGTATGTTGTGCCCGACGCTCCCGCAAATGTCTGTCAGGTAGTCCATGACGCTAGTCTTATCTGCAGCACCTCCAGTTGGGGTCGGCCCCTGCTTAGGGCGATACGATGTCTTTGACAATGCTTCTTCAAGTTTCGGAATAGGGATCCCACTAGGCCGATATTCGACTGTGAGCCCTGCAAACTGCGGAAAGTTTGCTAGAAAGTCGGCAATACCCTTGTCCAGTTCTTCCTTAGACGCGATCACGCATTTCGGGGGTTGTATCTGGTCGATCAACATCTGCGTGTTATCACGACACTCCAAACGCGCAAGAGGCTCGTCATCGTCCCCTATATCCGCTTCCCACTTGTCTACCCACCCTTGGAACCGCAGGTTTGTGCGCAACGTTCCGTTCCCGTCGGTGTACGTGTCGGGCACCAGATTCAGCGGCTCGTTTGGATTCTCGCAATTGCCGCCGAATGTTAGCCCTCTTGTCGCTCCTGCAATGCCTCGTTCAAAGTCTTCCGCCTTCACTGTTCCGAGGTAGAACTCAATTGCACACGAACGCACAGTTCGCGGATCTATTGGAAGGTCGATGTACCGTATCGACACGTTCAACGTGTCAGCTTGCCGAGTGCCGTTGAGCCCCAAGTTTGCTTCACGCGGGATGATGCCGCCTACTACTTGCGTCAGCCCGTCTGCTGACGAGTCTTGGTTCTGCGGGCCTCCAATAGGTGGTGGTGCTCCGCGCTGTACCAGTCGCCACTGCTTTGCGCCCGTAATTGGGTCGGAATACTCTTGCACGTCAAGCGGAGCACGGTTCGACTTCGTACCCTTCGCTAGTGTCACTGGCACCTTCGGAGCTAACTCTTTGACCTTGGATTCCTTTGCCTCGAACTCCTCGAACCGTATGATTAGACGCACCTTACTTGATGGATAGTAAGTTTGGTCAGGATACTCCTGCGCCATCACACCCCTCGCGCAGTAGACAACACAGGGATTACCAGAGGCTTGCCTGGAGGCAATCGTACGGTGGTCAGCTTGATCTTGTTGGTCCTCAAAATGTCAATTGCATGGTCGGGAGTACCGTACCACTTCTTTGATATCGAATACGCCGTGTCCCCTTGCTTCACGACATGCACGCCGAGGATCGTTCGAGACGTCGTGTTCTGCGTCGCCGTGCGACGAACTGCTTCGTTGCGAGCGCCACCCATCTGGGAGATTTGTGTCTGTGCCGACACCGCCATCACTTGTGACTGCCTCGCGAGTTCTCGTCCCGTACCTATCGTGCTTCCAAAATACTTTGCAGACCGCGTGAGATCGGCAACGTTGTGCTTCGTTGTGTAGGCTTCCGGGGGCATACGGCTCATCGTGTCGCAGTACTGATTGCAAATGTACGTCGTGTTTCTGGCTACGCTTAGTAACGAATTGGCTACGCTGTATGGTACGGCTCGGAACTTGTTCGCCATGTCTGCAACGCGACGGAGGCTGTTGACTTGCTGCCGGACCGCGCGCCCGAACGAATCGGCAATCGCCATTGGAGCATTCGCCAGAGCTTCGAGCTGTCCTAATGTGAGAAAGGACGTACTCTTCTTGAGGCCCTTTGCGTAGGCATTGATCGCATTAAAGTTAACGGCCGTATAACACTGCTCGGCGTAGGACAGATACTTCGAAATACTCGATGCCTCTTCGTCGTCGCGTGTAGCTACAACCTTCTGGACGGTACCGCCTCTGCTCTGCCACTCCCACTCGAATTTCCATTTGATGTCTTCGAGTCGGGTATGTGGGAACTCCCAGGTCTTGCACCGACCCTCGCGTACGAGGTTGAATTCCTGCCCGAGATAGTCCTCTGCCACCCACGTTACACGAAGCCGTTGCCCGCTGTAGAATATGGAATCGAACAAATCTCGGAGCGTCGTCGGGTTGACTACGCTCGAACTGTTTCCACCACCTTCGCTATACTTGCACGGATTGCGACCCAACAACGTACGATGCCATTCGCCCTCCCAAGAGACCGGAACTTCGCGAGGACCGAATACTTGCTGAGTTGCCTCTTGGGGGTTACCTGGGTACCACGCAGTGACTAGCTTTTGTTCGGTCTTCCATGCTACGCCTTGATGAGGAAGACCCGCACCGTGAAGCTCAACTCGCCGTTTCTGTCCGGCTAGCTCCTCGACAATGACGACTGTAGCTCGTTGCTTCGGCATTATCCTAGGTTCCCCACTCTGCTCTGCGTCGGTGTCAGCGCGGCTTTCAAGAGGTCTCGTTGGAACACAATGGCAATACGGTCAGGATCTTGGTCTCTGAAGTCCTGTTTGATGTTGAACGTGTTTCCTCCACCAATGAGCGGACCCCTATGTGGGGGCGGAACTCCGCCTTTCCCCTTACCCACAAGTTCCGCAAGATTGTTTGCCGCCTGCTCGAATTCGGGCCCTGCTGCCTTGAGCGCTGCTATGAGTGCATCAAATCCTCCTGTTATGCTCTCTCCCGACATAAATAGCGAATACTGCAAAGCATTACTGTTAGTCAGCGTAGATAACGCGACCTGCATCAACCCGGCATTCCCTGATGCAGCTGCAGCATTGAACATCGCACTGTATTGAGATGCCATATCGGCCATTGCAGCTTGGGTATCAGACTGAACGAGCATCTTCTCGCGATCCAAACTGTTGGCGAGCACATCTCCAAATCCTATCTCAGGTACCGGAATGTTCCCCCCCGCCCCTCGCCCAGTGGACATAGATTCGGTGTTGGCATAGCTCGCTTGCGCCGCGATGAACTCTGCACGTTTACCTTGCAGAGCTATTTGTTGATCGACTACGGCCTCTTCCTTCTTGTTAAGTGCTAATTGTGCTTCCAACCCGCGATTTGCTACACCTACAGTCTCATCCCATAGCAGATACGCGTTGTAGGCAGCAGTACCTACAGCTGCGATCGCAAGTGTCGCGGCACCTAATGCAACGGCTGCGCCCATTGCTCCAGCCGATGCGGCCATCCCGAATATGGGTGCTCCTGCAGCACCTGCGCTAGCTATTGCTTTCACGACGAACCCTGCACCTTGCGCTGCGGCACCTACACCGGGCACTCCACTTGCCGCTTTAGCTGCTGCTAACGCAAGGATAATCTCCTTGTGCGCAACCATGAATTGCAACACGGACATCAGCGCAGCAGAGCCCTTTTCGAGTGCGTTCCATATCTCGTTGCTGTGCGTCTGTAGGTAATTGAATGCCTCTTGCATCTTGGCAGCGGCTTCTTTCGACCATGCGCCTACCTTGTCGCCTAGCGACTTAGCCCATTGTTCGACTGCATCCTTATGTTCTGTGAAGTACTTACGAAGTTGCTCTAAAGACGGACGTATTGCATCGAGGATGCCCTTCAACACTGGAACTCCAACCGTCTCTAGTAACAACGCCTTCTGTTCCTTGATAGACGTGATGAGTTGCCCCATCGACATCGGAATGGTCTTGGCTTTCGCCGCCATAATTTCAATGGCCTTTTCGGCCATTGCCGTAACCGGAGCTTGTCCGGTCTTCCCCCATTCAGCGGCAATTGCTTTGATGTGCTTTGGCGCCTTTGCTAAGGCATCCTCAGACGCCATCATAGTCATGTCCTTGGCAATCTCCTTTGCCGTACCTCCCATCAATCCAGCCTGTTTGATGAGCATTACAATTGGATTGCGCGCACGAACAACGCCCATCTCTACCATCTGGAAGCCTTGAGTTATCGCCTCAAGTCCCCCAGGCACAATACGTCCGGCCATCGCTGCTTGCTCGACCATCTTTGTAATGTGGTCGGTAGACTTACTCGACCGCGCGGAAATATCCTCAAAGGCTTCAACCATTGAATGATGGGACGTTCCGGTTTCAATTCCGACCATCTGCATCTGATGGACGTAGCCTTCCGCTTGTTTCTGGAGACTGCCCCAACTTCGGCTAGGATCGGACACCATCATCAACGTGGACGCCATATGCCGAACTTCGGTATTGTGCGCCTTTGCTGCTCCGATCATCTCGGTCCACATACCGCCGAGCCCCGAGACCATACTGCCGATATTGACTCCGATAGCAACAGCTGCCGTCTGCTTCGCAAAGTCTGCGAGCTTACCTACAGCAGAACCGGCAGCCCCCGATACTCGGTCGAACCCACTCTTGATACTGCTCAACGCCGAACTTGCACGATCTTCGAGCTTTAGTACCGCCGCAACCTGAACTTCGGTATTCTCAGCCATTGCGTTCGTTCCATCCAGGTACAGCGTCCTCGTTTTCCAACATTTCAGTTAGTACGGCAGTTGCGGCATCCAACTCCGCAACAGGTCGGTGATTCCATCCGAAGAAGTCCACACGTCCGTACCTTGATAGTGCCATCTTCTGCCGCATTCTAGCCTTCACCCGATCTTCCACATCGAACTCTATCAAATGCCAGGCAGGTGCCGGCTCACCGTAGATTTGAGCGACTAGGAGCGTCTTGCACGCCTCGTAGTGCTCGTACAAATCGAAGGGCTCCCAGCCCTCGCGGGCTAAGAGACGTCCTCGATATGCAAACAATTGACGAAAAAATCGGCTTGGTCCTCCGAACTTAGAGCATGCGTCTTGAGATACACATTGATGAGCTGTTGCCGATAAGCCGGTCCGATCTCATCCCAGAACGTGTTGACATTTCCTGGCCCGGGCCTCCCCGACCAATCAACTTTCACACCGTCGATTGCCCGAATAGTCATTTTCGTCATCTCGGACACCGAACGAAGGTTTTCGCCCATACACCGCTTAAGGGACACCATCTCTTCAGACGCAGTGAGCCCCCATATGATGATGCTACGATCTCCCTTGCTTGGAATTCGAGTGAGCTTAGCCTTGCAGCGTACGTATGTGACAAGCACCTCGGGTGGCATGGCAAGATTTGGGGGCACGACAACCCAAGCTGGATGCGTTCCGTGCGGCCGCGGTTCGACATCGTCGATTGCCAGAATGGGTTCTACAGCGTCGCTGGATTCTGGGCCAACTTCGCCTAAGAGTGCCTTCTCTTCGAGAGTGAGATTGGTAGATACCGTCGCTCGGACGGCGTCGGCAAACGTATCAGGTTTACCCCTCTGCCGTTGTGCTGCTGCGTTCATTACTGCGCCTCCAGTTAGGGTGGGCTCTCTCGGGGAGGTTGGAGGCGCAGGTTTAGCTGCGGGTGACCACCTCGATAGAGCCCAGAAACGGGCCTAAACCCGACTGCGCCTCCGTCCACATGCTTAGATCCTTTGCGGAACTTCGCACATACCGTCTAGCTTGACCTTCACATAGTCACCACGGGAACTGATGTTGATAGGCGTAGCTCCGAACTTTGCGTCCCCAAACATCATGGTCGGGGACTCCCCGTTCGGGAAGTTCATGACGGCCAGGATGTTGAACTGTAAGTCTGGGGTTACACGCATTTGCCGGTCCAGGATGGATTGATGGAAATCAAACCATTCTGTTGCATGCAGGTTCAGTTCGAGATCGAACTTCGTCTGATTGTAGATGTCATCAACCTGATTCCACTTCTCGCCAAGGTAGCCTTGAGTCTTGGTTTCAGATTGAAACTCTGCATTGAAGTTCTGAATGTCCGTTAGAGTAGTCTGCGGTTCACCTGCTTTGCAGATGATAATCTGCACTTCTTGGCCTTTCAACCTTTGAGACATATTGACCTTCTTCCCTTGACAACTAGACTGTTTCAGTCGTCGTGATAACCGACTCGCCGATCATGGTTTCAAGCGTAATACTATCCAAACTGGATAGCGTGCGGATCTTCAACACTAGTCGGTAGAGACCCATGGCGAGCTCGGTTGGCGTATTTGACGAATCGCTCAAGGAGTAGCTATTCTGTCGGTTCTTGAGCGTATCCATGTAAGCGACGATCTCGCCTTTGACTGCCTTACGGCGCATAGCAGTTGCGAGCTTCTTCGAAAAACCCTTGAGACGGAGAGCCATGGTGTCTTGCACCATGTCTGCGTACCGGCGACGCGCGATGTTTCGGTAGTTCGGGTACACGGCAGGATCGACACTTGTCACACCTGATTGGAAGAACGCGGTTCCTCCGTCGATACGGATCGCACAAATGCCAGACGACCTGAAGTTTGTGTAGTCGATGATCGTGAAGCCTTGGGCATTCGGGCTTGTTTCGACACTGTTGATTGCAGTGAGGAATGGAGTTTCTTGTCCGGGATTCTCTTCTGGCGGAAGCTGTGACATCAAACTGGCGAGGAACCCATCGGCCCCCACGTCGACAGCTCCAGTTGCGGTGAAGCCTGCACCTCCTGCAGTCCCTCGGGTGGCAATCGACGGTACCGTCGTGTTGACCCCAGGATAACAGTACGCTACCCGTTGGTCTCTGTACGCGCCGACTCCTGGTTCAGCTGCCGTACTGCGAGCCGTCGAACGTGTGATGCCAAGAGGGGCGCGAACACAAGCGAACCGCCCAAAGCATCCGTTCGCACTAGCATCAATTGCATTCGACTTTACCATACGACGGACAGTGTTGGACTGGCGAGCACAGAAGGAGATGTTGACCTCCTTTGCAACCGAGTTCAGATCGACGGTGCTGGCATAAGCTGTTGTGTAGGTGGCATCAATTGCAGCTTCCGACAATGCGGCCACTAGCGGCGCGTAATTGATGCATGCAAAAGCGCCAATGTCTGGTGCGTCGTATACGGTCGTGATCGTACCTGCAACAGCTCCCACATTCGTTCCGTCGTCGAGTGCTGGGCGAACCTTCATAGTATAAGGTCCCGCACTAGCAGCCGTAATGCTCACATCCTGCATGGTGACCCACTCGGTCCCACCGGAGTTCCGCACGCGCGTGCCTGCGGATAGCATACCTGCGTCTCCAGTTGCGGCACTAACTACAACATCCAACGGAGCGAATCCAAACGCGATTGCAGTTGAAGTACTCTTGACTTTCAATGTGCCCGTGCCTGGAATACCGATGTTGATCATCCGAATGCGAGATTGACTGTCTGTTGTGACCTTGAGATTCGGATCGGCTGCGACGCAGACCGTGTGAGCTTCAGATACGCTAACGGCTGCAATGTTCTGTACGTTACACGTACCAGGAGCCGGATGCGTAACCGCAGCCGACAAGCCTAGCTTGGTGAGTACGCCTGTAGAGCCACTCACCACACCGACCGTACTTGCATTGCCCTTGATGCGAGCAGTCAGCCGAAGCTCACCACCAGACACTGTGGCGAATGTCCAACCAGCATATTGATTGATGCGAGCCGCAACCTGTGTGGCGGTCTGGTCACTGGACAAGAAAGTCGTGGTGAATTGCGGTTGATCGTCCCAGTACAACGTGAGCGTTTCACCACCAGCAAACACCGTCGGGTAGGTACCACCAGAGCCGGTCACGGCTGCTACGATTGCAGTAAACGTAGCTGTCACATCACCGGCGCCGCTATCGACAATTAGCGTCTGCCCCGAGTCAAGTACGTACCGCCATGCCGCAATACCTGTAAGCATTGCGCAACGGGTAAACGTCACAGACCCGGTACTCGTATCCGCGCGCACAAGCACGAGACGCTTGAACTTCTTTCCGTTGAGCTGCACGATAGAGTTACCGTTCCAATACTCATCGACAAGCGCTGCATCTGCACGACGCTTGACGGCGCAAGGATTGTTAGCTATCACCCCTCCGTAGGCGTAGCCGTGCGTTCCGAACACGTTCTTCAAATCGGTTGAGCTTGACACCTCTGTTGGCGTATTGAACGGGCCGTTTTCAAACTCCCCTACCAACATCACAGTACCTGTACCGATCCCCTGAATGCTAGCAGGCGGTTCTAGGTCGAGAATGTTGATGGACTCGATCTCAAGCAGCACCTCATTGCCCGGATCGAAGAGAAATCGTCTAATGAAACCACTCATCTGATGTCTCCTATGCTGCTCGGTCTACGAGTCGCAACGTTGCGACATAGTTTCTCACGTTCCATCGTTTACGTCTACAGCTGTGTACGGCTGCAACGTGACAGCGTTCACAAGCGCCACTACGTTGAACCGCATTTCGATTGAAAAGTTGGTCTGTAGCCTACCCTTTCGGGCTGCATCGTTGCTTATATTCATACGGTCGAGCAAAGTGAAGCATACCGTCTCGTCCCAATAATCGGGCATTCGAAATCGTACACCGTACATGTACTCGATTGGCGTTAGCGATACTTCGATGCCAGCGCACAGAGCTCGACGCATCGTCCTAGTTGGCGCCCATACTTCTAACGTGAAGATCTCGAAGTACTCGCTCTGCCATTGAATGACTGTACCTTTGCCAAACTTGTCCCTTGTTGATTCGTCAAGGTATGCACACAGCCCGATGCAGTTATAGATGGCTTTACCAGGAGTGATTGCCATTGCCGGCAACTCTGCCTCTTGGATTGCGTCAGCGTCCTCGATGAAAAACCGGTCTGGGCAGATTTTGAAGTCCTTAGAGGGACCGGGATTCGTAGCGGATACTTGGCTACCAGTGGGCACATAAAATGTAAGCTCTCCAATGTACTTCCGCAGAATGCTTAGAGCTACACTACGCCCATCCACTACAGGCAACGGCGGAGGCATGCGAGGGGGGTAGACAGTCCCCCAAGGCAATCCTTGAATCAATGCCGTCGCGTCGCCTTCGTACCTCACGGCTTCCCCATCTCAGCCGCAACATGTTTGTTGATTCTGGCTTGGATATTTGCACAAGCCTTCTCCAAGATGCGGAGTCCATTCGGCATCCACATACCTCGACGCTGTATTGACAATGCGATGGCAAATGCAATCTGCCGAACCTCGGTTGCCGTCTGAGCTAACCCATGCACCTTCACCCAGTGAGCAAGCTCATCAATCATCTTGCGCCCAATAGGGGCTCCGGCGCGTCGTCCGTACTCGATGATTGGCGCGTGCGGCGCCGTACTGAACACGATTGCTCCGTCGGGCAGCATTTTCGTCTTCCAAGACCCAGCATAAATGCCACGAAATCGCTGAAGACCTGATGCCGGGATGTACGACGATACGATGTCCCTATGCATTTCGACAGCAGCGGACTGCAACCCTTTGATTGCAGCCGTGCGTACCTTCGTATTGAAGAACGCCTGGATCTTCACCCCAGCATCTTCAAGCCGAAACACATACGCCATTATCCCTCACATTGCGTGGTTAGAGTTGCAGTTGTTGCGTCGTGATCTGTGCCTATCCGTTCGAGCAAAATATCCCACGAAACCGAACCGGCTCGTCGATGCGGCTTTGCAGCCAGTCTGAATCGCTGCCGTAACGGCACAGGATCGCCCCGCCCGTCTTCGAAGATCTCATAGAAGAAGTTATGATTCTCGGGAAGCCGTTCTTCGTGGGGCTCGGGTACCCAATGCCCCGTCAATTGGTCGAGTGTGTAGGTTGCGCTTACTAACCGTACGCGCAGCAGGCCTATCGGGATCGAACCTATAGTGAACGCCGTCAGTAGAATGTTCTCCATCGACTCCACTCGCGGCGTCGGAAGGATCTCGATCCGTTTAATCTCGATTTCTCGACCTTCACCGCGTTCGGTGCCAGAAAACACAGTCCATACAAGGCATACTCGATACGGACGTAATCCTAGTTTCGTTGCAATCTGCCGCACACGATCAACTCTTGGACCTAGTCTATGCGCTAGAGAGCGCTTAGCTTGTCCGGGGTTGAGGGCGACAGGCTTAGGCATCACTATCTCGATACAGGTATATTGATACCCATTCCTCCAAATCTTCTATCGAATGGATTAGCATAGATTCCGAGTAGGTTACTTAACGAATGCCGCCAGTACATGTACTCCGTACGCAGTTCGCCCATCTCGGTCTTACGAATGCCGATCTCATCCACCTTGTCTACAGCCAGCAGCTCGCGGTCGGCATTCATTTGCTCCTCGATGTTATCGAGAATTGCAACATGCCGGCGAACTTCGGGCTCAGCTGCTATGAGCACGCGATTCATCGCCCCTTCGATGATGAACTGTGTTTCGATTGCTGCGGGAGCCCCGAGCACGAACGTGAAGGCGGCAGCTACATTTAAGTACCCGAGATGATGTCTGATCTTCACTTTTTCTTCCTCAGAAAACGGCATCAGATCATCTCCTACTTCGAAGCAAACCGACCCTGTTCGTCGCGACGATACTCGTCGGACCCTCCGCCTAACGATGTATGGGTACTTGCATGTTCACGATGTTTAGCCGCAAGATCGTGATTCCCCTCTCGTCCGTGAATTGCAGCCGCATGCATATGTGCTCCCTGCGCATCAGCATGTGCTTTGGCTGTACCTAGCCGCTCCGCTGCATAAGTAGATTTGTAAGCGTTACTGGATGCAGCACGTAATTCTGCACTCGGAACCTTACGGCCTTCTTCTTTGAACCCTACCCCACGCGACTCAGCGGCATTTGTGGCCCGTCTCATCATTTCAGTTGCGCGATTGTCGTGGTGGGTCAATTCCTTTTCGTTACCTTCACGTGCATGTGCTGCACTCGCAGTTGAATGAGCCTCTTCTGCTTTTTCCCAAGAACGCTCTGTATTAGACTTTTCTGCGCTCTGTTCTAATCTATCTGCAGCTGCACTTAGGTGCTCTGGGCTTTTTACGGAAACAGGAGACTTGTTGTACTCCTCAAACGATTTTGCCCACGCAGACATACCCTTGCCCATTATCAGCTCCTACTTTGATGCGAACTGCCCCTTCTCGTCGCGATTGTACTCGGACCCCGCTGAAGTTACAGCATGTTCCACGTCGCGGAACGTACCTATGTGTTTGCCTCCAGCAGCTGCGTCATGATGCACAACTAACTTCCCTGACTTCGCATCTATTCGACCCTCTGCACTGGCTCCGTACGCAGACTTCAGCTGAGACCTATCAGACCCCGTAATTCTAGTCTCTCCACGATCATTAGTTGTGGACTGCGCCTGCTTGCGCACCCATGCAGATACAGCTTTTTCTCTAGACCCGGCCATTAGACACCCCTTACTCCGTAACGGGGATCAACTCGACACCTTGTTCGCGCAAGAACGCGATGTCGTAGCACCGTTCGTCGATGACCTTACCCTGCTTCAACGTCACGCGAACGCCTCGATACATGATGGTACCTAACGTAGCGATCTTGTACCGTATTGGTGCAGGTACTTTAGCTTTTCCACGCGGGGGAACCTTGTTGATGATAGGGGCCTGTTCGACAAGTGCCGGACTATCGAATGTGGGCGCGTCGGCTATAGGCGTACTCGCCGTGATAGACCCAGTACCTGCCGAAGTGGTTTCAGCCTTTGCCGGCTTATTTCGCATCTCTACCGACCCTCCCACCCTTAGATGCCAATGTTAGAGGGGGCCAAGCAGGCACGGTTCCCCGTGGCTCATGGTCCCCCCAACACACTAGTTACAGCGCGTGTTCGATAATAACGCCGCGCTTATAGCGCTCAGGTCCAGTAGACGCGGTAACATCTGACGGAACCGGGAAGCACGTTGAGATCGACCAAGCTGCCGACACAACATCTTGCAAACGGTCGACTGGGGCACGAAGAATCAACCGTATTCGCTCAGTGGAGATCGAGATGCCGTTGTTGACAATGTCAAAGTCGCCAACTTTACCTGTGATCCCAGCTTCGGACACGTAGTTCTCTTCGTTCAGCCAACGTTCGTAGACCGTACCCTTGCCGGTCACGATGATTCGGCCTATGTTGGTGCCGCTTTCGTTTGTTGTTTCCGCTCCGATACCATTGGAGTAGAACGCACGGGTTCCAGTTGCAACGCGGTCACCCGCGTTCACTGGCTCAGGGGCCTCGGTATTCATCGAGAAGAGGATACCGCTGATCGTACCGATGAAACCTTCTTTGTAGATGACATGCTCGGGTAACGCCGTATTCAACCGCTGGAACACGTGATCGGCGAACACCTGCGCGTTCGCTTGCGGAGAGATGTGAGCATGGTAGAAGCCGTCGTCGTGCGGCTGAACGTTGTGCCGTCGCAGAATCGCAACTGCGTTGATGGCATCCTGCAGCACGAAGCTGTCGCCGCCGCCAATGGCATCCACGCTGTCTCCACCACCAGTACGAATGATGGTCGGCCGGTAGGCACTTAGTACTGCAGTACGGGCAGGATAGCCTGCTCCGCCGACTGCGGCACTGAGCGCCAGTACTCCGGGGCCATTCGGATCGGTTGGATCGTTCGGAGAGAACCCAACCACGTTGCGAACCGTTGTTCCAATCGTGATCGGAAGTGGATTCGACGGAGACACGGGCATCGGACGAACGTTCGTCCCTGGTACAACAACGTCAGCGAATCCGTTCAAGGCTGCAACTTGAATTGTGGTGTCGCCCGCACCCGCAGACACTGTAAGCACCGTGCTACCCGACAGATAGCTGATGAACATCTGATTACGCACGATACGATTGACAGACTGCCCTGCCTGCAAACCGAGCTGATGGATGTTTCGCATGAACAAGTTTGCATTAGCGACCACGGACGTGGGCATGTGAACGTCAATCGAACCTGCATATCGGTCGAGCCGTGCTACCCACTGCTCGTACGAGATTGCTTGAGGATCAGGGTCTTTGCCTGGAATGAGCGCCTTGACGATAGGCGCGAGCAGCCCAGGCCGAGACATGAAGATCTCGCCGCCTGTATTAGCAGGCCATTCTTCAGCCATAGCTTCGGAACGGTAGGCAAGATTTGGGTACAGACCATCATGAAAAGCACGTTCGAGCAGACCTTGCTGCACGAGCTGCATAATTGCTGGGGGAATTCCTAGAACAACGGGCATTGTCGTTTCTCCTGTTAGTGTCACATCCTTGTGCCCGCGCTCAATATCCCGTTCCGACTGTTAACCGCCGTCGTCGCGTGTGGGTTAGCGCGCGGTGCGCTCATTTACCTAGCAACACAGCACTCCTCAGTAGGTAATGCCGTTTTGTTTCCGATACGCCATCCATTCTGCGTTGGACATGCTATTAGGTCTGCCTGGACGGACGTCCTTTCCTCCAGGGCCGCCAGACGGTGGAGCTGCTGGCCGTGTACCAACAGGACCATTCGTGATAGGCGCGACAGGCTTTTCGGCTTCTTGGCTTTTCACGGCTAATTCCGGATTGCCTTCCGCGTACTCTTTGAACCATGCCTTCAGCACCTTATCGGTGACCTTATCGTAATCATTGTCGTATGTTTCGACGAGATGCTCTCGAAGATCGCGTGCCGCATACTTGTAGTACTTCGGTGCAATGTACTCGTCGGCAATGCTACGGATATGCACGTCTTCTTGCGAAGCTAACCGATCCTCTTGGAGTTCGCTGGTACGGGCCTCAGCCACTTCTCGGGCTTTGCGCTCAACCGCAGCTTCTTCCCGGAGCTTATCGATCTCGGACAAACTCTTTTGTCTAGCCTCTTCGCGTTCCTTTTCGTACGAATCTAGCTTCTGCTTCATCGTCACGATATCGCCGATGTTGTCCGTCCCGAAGAGCTTTCGCAATTCCGAACGACTAGCGCGCTGTACCCGACGATTGAACGCAGTCAGCGACATCTTGATGACCCCTTCGTCATCAGGGTGCGGCTCATCGTCATCGCTGTCCTCCTCTTTTGTAGAGGACTTAGCGGAAGTTCCCGGCGACGTAGTCCGAGGGGTTGTCGCCGGGACTTCCTTCTGGGACACGACAGCAGCTTTCGGAGGTGGGGCCTTGTCGGCTACCGTCGGGGCAGACTCTTGTTTCTGTTCAACTTCCGTGAGTGCAGGCTTTGCTGTCTCCTCCGTGTTACCAGTCAGCATAGCTCACCTCACAGAATCGTAGTATCGGTCTCTTCAAGAAGGGCATTGACGTCGATTGCTGGCCCTACCCCTAAGAGAACTCGACAAGAAGTTACAACGTCGGCAGCATTGAACGCGATTGTGGTCTTCGCGAGATTCAATGCAGCATGACCCGTAGCAGGAGCGGTCCCCGGCGGGTCGACAATCATCTTGGACACGAGCGTACCTGCTAGCGACTCGATCTGCATCGCAAGTTGAACGCCCTTTGCTGTGTATGCAGCCTGAAGCGTTGCCGTATTTGCTGCGACGGGCAGAGTCATCTCGTACCGGTCAACCTTCGCGGGGAAGTATACGAGATCGAGCTTAGTCCATGCGTCGGCTACGGCAAATTCAATGTCGCCAGTCGGATTGACGAAGTACGAGCCCGCATCGGGCGCCGTATGGGTATTCGCGACGAGCGGACCGAGAGTACCTCCGCCAGCTCGTGCGTACACCGCGAGACACGCTATCGCCTTTGCATCCGTAGGAAGGGTGATGACGTGCATCGGTGAACCGACGTACAAATTACCTGTAGCTGGGGCAACGCCGATGAGTTGCGTCGGCAATGCGCGAAGGATATCACCAATCCCTAGTTTCCGGAACGCATCGGCCAAAGTTCCGAGCTGCGCCCGATTGATCGCTTCTTTCAATGTGCTCATATCCATTCCTCCAAAGATGTCGGACTAGCTGTTACCGCTAGCCATGTACTCTACCGTGCCTGAACCTTTGACTTCTAGCAACTTCAATGCGTGGTCGTCTGGGAACTCATGAACGATTACGCCCGATACCCACTCTTCGGCAACAATATCTGAAGGAGTATCAACCATAGTCAATCGCAGCATGACCGGACTTGCCGCCTTGAAGTACAAGAAGTTCGCTCTCGTGATTGTGTCGGTCGTGCCTATCCCTGTCAACTCAACGTAGGCCGAAGGACTTTGCACATTTCGCGTGGTCTCAATGTAGACCTGTGCGGGCTTCGGGCTCGGGGTTGTCGAGAACGCGACCGAATTGATTGCAGCCGGAACGCCTCCGCCAGATGACGACTGTGGTCCTATAGTGACCGTCCCGTCGAGTGACACTTGCGCCATGATTAGGCCCCACGAAGGGAGAACGGCTTACGTCCTCCATCTGGTCGTCCAACAGGTGAGGTGCGTGTTGCCGAAGTCGGATCGGCTTTCAGCACCTTTCCGCCTTCTGCGACCGTCTCCTGATTGAGCGTGTCATCGTCGCCAGGCTTCTGCTCGGGATTGTTCTGCGTGAAATCCTTCCCGCCGGTCTTAGGAGCACCGCTCTCTGAATTCTTCACGAAGTCATGAGCACCCGATGCAGCTCCGGCTGCATTCGTTGCGCCCTTACCACTACCGAATGGGCTGCTAGCTCCTGTTCCTGATTTTTGTCCGTCCATGTCATTTCTCCTTCAACTTGTATGGCGTCTTTGCGGTGACCTTCGGCCACGGTATTGCATCAGGATAGATCGGGACTTCGACGTGGTCGGAATGCGAGTGACTTGCACTTGCATTGCCCTCGGTCGGTGTTGTGCTCCCAACTTCATGATCCGGGGCACCTAACTCTTTCGCAGCTTCGAACAGGTCGTCGTAGTCATCTGTTCGATGCACGTGTTCGAAGACCTCTGCCTTTGGAGCAGCGAGAACCTTCATGCCTGCGTTGACAGAACCTTGTGGAGTAGGTCGTATGCGAAAGCTCATGGTAGCCCCGTTAGTTGCTCATTCAGAATAGTTCGGTTGTGCCGCGAAGTCAAAGTCATCGTTTCTCTTTCTTCTTGATATCAACAGTGCTCATTTTCGGCCGTTCGGGGGGAGCACCCGTCCTTCCATCTCTTGTCCACGCTGTAACGACTTCGCCATCATTGAGTGGTTCTAGCTCTGCTGGAATGTCCCATCCTAGTCGATGTGGTACAACAGCCTCTCGGTCGTTTGGTCGATTCGGTGGGTGTTGATACAGTTGAACTCCACCCTTCGGATCGCTCCATTCGAACGCTTCGTCTACACGTCGAATCTGCCCGTGTACCTGATACGAGTCCCACCCAGTACGATCGTCGAATGTTGCACATAGAATCTTGCACATGTCGCCGAGCTGTGCGTCGGCCTCACGCATACCTTCCCACGAAGCCCTCCCGTAGGCATGCATAGACTCTGTGCGCACGATACGTTCGGCCCAATACGCCGGAGCATCCTGGAGGAACGGACTGACTGCAATTACATTGTTCCTTACATCCACCCAATGCTCGCGTGTAATGAGACCTTGCTGTAGCAACTCTTCGAAGTGCCCAATAGTTGCCGTACCGTATCTATCTAGAACGCCCGGTTGGCTAGGATGATAAGGGTCGGATTCGAGTCGATGCAGCACGCTAGATTCAACGCCGCTAGTAGCTCGAAAGAATACGGCAGCTTCGTCAAGTGGAAGTACTTGCGCCAAACCTCGATACGTCTTCTCTGCTACAGCCAGGTAATCGAGCAAGGTGTTACTCGCCTTATCGGCTGCCATCTGCCCGGTATCGAGCACGGTTTGCTTGATTCCTCGCTTGACACTCCTTGTAACATCTTGTACCTGGAGCAACGTCAATCGAAGTCGCTCCTCTGTAAATGGAATGTCGCGTCCTGCAGCTTTGAGACCTTCCACCTGAGTGAGTCGTTGCCGCAAATCGAGCGTTGCGCGTTCCAAGACTTGCACGAGCTGTTTTTTACCGGTCTTCGCGGCGATATCGAGACCTGCTTTTCGGGTGACTGCAAGCCGCTTAGACAGCGACGCCACTATCGGTCTCCGTCTTCGGCTTATCGCCTATCCCAGGAAGATTCTGCGGTCGGCGTTCGAGTGCGCCTGGGGGCAGCTCGTTTGGCGCACCGACTTTTCCGCCTATGTCTGCGTCCTCCATTGCGGCTTGCATTGCAACCTTGTCGATCTTCGATTGCATATCCACTCGACGAACCTCTTCTTCGGCATTGAGCGCGAACGCAGCAGCTGCCATTTCGGTAGCACTACGTTTCGACAAGAATGCCTTGCCTCCTGTTGCAAGTGACAAGGTAGTGACTGTCTTGGTCTGGTCATCTGCAGTAGGTTCGAAATATACGCCCCACACAAGATCGATGTAGCCTCCGCTCCCTAGCTTGCGGTCGATCATCACAATTTCAGTCTCTTCCGTCGGCTCTCCATCTGACCCGATTAGCTGTCGTTCCTCAGCACGTTTCGGAAGGGTCAATTGTAGTTGTGCACCTTCGGGCGTTGTCATTCCTATCCTAGTCCGTGCTGCACGAACCATCTGATCCAATAGGCGTCTCAGGCCTTCGCCATACTGATCGCGAAACATGTCACATCGGGAAAGCATTGAAGCGTAGATGACCTTCAACGCAACACTGGACACACCGCTTGCTGTGACCTTATCTGGGTCGGTGATCACACATTGTGCAACCTCAAGAGTTGATTGTCGCATCGACATGAACAGGTCGATTCCGGTCTGCGAACTTTGCCCGCTCAGCTCTAAGTACGACGCATCGCCGCTCTCGCCTACACATAGTGCGTTGTCGGACCCCTTCTTGACTCCCATACGTTGAAAGTAGTCAAGATCCATTTTCAAAACCAACGTGGGATCGAGATTCAATGTTGTTCCGCGAGTGAGCACCGAATAGATCGTGTCAATTGAATCAAAGTTTTCGTACAGACCTTGATAATCGGATGATCCGTCTATATCCTCGCTCGGCTCGTTTTGAATCCACACGAAATGGCAGAATCCGTCGCCATGCCTAACAGTCGACGTCTCGTCGATTGTCCAGACTGGATCCTTATCGCCTTTGAACTCGATACGCTGAAATGTGATGTCGGCCTCTGTTGTCCAGTCGCGACGGTACCAGAACCACTTACGAACATACTTGTTCTTTGCCACATCGAACACATCGTCCGGATAGTAGTAGACTTCCGATACGTGTTTGGGTACTAGCAGCTCCCGGTCTTCCCAATCATGCACGTGCAGATGCTTCGGGTAATGGACTGACACTCTTGGTGCGCCATTATAGAAGCACCACGACAACCCAACACTCCCAACAGCGCCGCCTATGTTGCGCGCTTGCACCATACGTACGGATAGCGAAGACACTTTGCACAAGCACTGCAAGAAATCTTGAGTATCTGCATCGCCTGCAATACGCACCTGCGGGAACCGACCTTGCCCGAACACAAGATTGGTGAATGCGCTGACAATGATGCGCGCGAGCCTATACGGATTTGACGGCCGACGTGCTTTTAGTGGAACGTATGTGCCACTTGCTTCCGTAACAAGTAACGGTTGCTGGGTAGGCGGACCAGGTCTACAGATGCGACCGTCGAAGTCGTACTGCTTCCAGTCGTGTTGAGTACAATCGTAGTACGATTGCCTTCGATCTAACTCTCGATACCGTTCGTTGCTACAGATCCAGCGAGCGCGAAAGGTTGGACCAAGTGTTGTGTTGTTGAGCCCGAACGAGCTTGCGAATCCGTACGAGTCGGGAAGGATAACGGCTCCACTCATCGCAATGCCCTCTCTGCTATGCGCGCACGAATAGACCCACTAAGCGGTACGATCGGGACTGGTGTTTTCCCTGGTAGGATTGTCATCGCTATCTCGTCGCGCATTCGCTTGGCTTCATCGGACATAGTGACATACACCATGCCCAGAGGTTCGATATCAGGTTCTGTGTCACACTCTTCGACTGGGTGTGCTGGCAAGAACTTCGAGACGACCCAAGACCACAGCCACGTCAACATCACACGCCAGGATTGCTCACGTCACAACCTGCAATGATTGTGTACGTGCCGTCTGGTGCTGCCACCGGAGCGCCCACCAAGATTGCATATTCGAGTGCGCCCGTTGGAAGCATACCTGCTCCAGGTGTTGTGTGCGGAAAGTCCAACAAGGTACACACATCCAAGAAGGTGATGTTGTTGACAGGAATCGATACTACAGACGCGTGGTACACCTTGTACCAACGTTCGCTGTTATCATCCCAAATGAATACCGTTACTGGAGCAACAGCAGGAGCACCCGCACCCGAGTACGACCATCCGATTGCAACCCGTTGCATAGGAAATCCACCAACGTTCAGCGTGCGAGATACGAGCACGTTGTCGTTACCCAGATATTGCTTCTGCACGTACGGGCTTAGCGTTGTCGGGTCAACATCAGAGCCGAGTAGTGGTGACAACCCAGCACCTATATATCGGACGAACTTGTTTGGAAATCGCATGGTTACTCCGTTAGCGATATTGCAGTCCACAGAATGCGCATCTCGCGCGCGTGCCCGTACAACATGAATCCCATGAATCCCGGGTTGGGCGCGTGAAGCCTCGCAGTGCCGCGCACCACCCATGCGTTTTCGATATCGGATGCCTCGTTGACATCCAGCGTCGACAGGTCTACGACACTGCCCGCTTCGTTGGACAGTCCGCACGCCATCACGTCAGATTGACTCGAATCGACAACGACACGAAGTTGCCCTATAGCTTGTTCGCCTGCTCGCATCTCGGCGATCAACCTTGGCGATGCTTCGAGCTTGGCAGCCCACCATATCTTGTGCATGTTTGGCACGACGTGCATTACCATTGGGGCACACGGTCCGGGTACTGTAGGTGCTATACGACCTTGCCCCCAATCGCGACGGAAGAATCCTCCGAGCACTCCGCGGTCGAATAATGTTAGGTCAACCGGAAGACTAACTATGCCATTTGTTTTCAGTGCGTTGGCTTGTTCTGGCTCAAGGATGGTTCCAGGAGCGTATCCCCGCAGCGGATCCTCTAGTACGATGAATTGCATTGAACGCCTCCGCTCTGGAGTATGCACCGACCAGGACGAAAAGGCTAGGGGCCACGTTGCGATGGCGAATGACAACCTGGCTGCTGCTACCGACGTGGCCCGAAGCCCGGAAGCGTCAGCTTACATGAAGGGTAGAGTGAAGTTCAACTAGGTAACTGTTCCGCAGAAATCTGTACCCAAAAAATAGGATGCTTAACTGTGTTAGAGGCGTCACGTCCAAATCGAGTCTGCACGGCCACAGCCACGCTTCGGACTGCCGGTCGAAAGGACACAAGTTTCCTGAGAACACAATTGGAATCGCACAGTCATTCATGACGGAGGTTCTGGTTCGATCTGCCCCCAGCAACAATGCGTGCAATACCTCAACACAATGATATTTCCGTGCTCATCCGTTGTGAGCACAACTTCGGTTGTATGTCCGCAGCGCACACAGTCCATACCAACCTCCTACAGACAGGTCTTAGCGTACTGCTTCTTGCCCATCTCTTTCTGCTTGATCCAAGCGGCCAGCGCGTACGGCTCATCGGCATCGGTATTACGCTCGATAGAGTCAGCAACCTCGCTGAGCTTTTTTCCTTTGCTCCACTTCTTGAGACCTGCCACCGCCTTTGGATGCATGCCTTCTGGCATTACTTGGTACCCTTCTTCTGCTTGATCCATGCCATCAATGGATTGACCTTCTTGCCTGGCTCTTTGCTAGCCTCTTCTTCGGGTGCTTCCTCAACATCATCAGCTTTGACTGGCTTCTTGGCGAACTTTTCAAACTTCTTGTCGGTGCTCATAGTTTGTCATCACTCCCTGGTTTAGTTGGACGTTCTGAATCGTACTTCCGCCGCTGTACGTCTGCTACTGACTCCCGCTTGGTGGGTGAAGTTAACGCCTCAATCAAACTTGTTGGATCCTTGCCTTGTATCGTAGCCCACTCCACCGCCAATGTCTCTAGCGCTGCAGCTATGACTGGAAACGACTGAGCTACATACCGCAAGAATGACACAAGATCTTCCATGCCTCAACGATACCATACACGCTGCATACTAGAAGGAGGACCTATCGTGAAAGCAAATTGCTCAAGTTTGGGCGACCACCGGGTATCACCTTCCCCCCAAGCCCCCAAGCCTTAGCTTGCTCACGCGCCATGTAGCAAGCCATCAGCGAGTCGGGGGTATGCCTTTCAGGCGCATACTGCAAGCAATCGTCGATGAACATTCGCGTAGCCTTCTCGCGTACGTTTCCGTACTGGTCGTTCGGTATCAACCACGCCCCGTTCGACATCTCCACGAACAGTCCTTCAACTCCATGCTCCGGATGTGCCTTAGCTCTCCCGGTCATATGAGCTTTGATTGGAATGCTCAAGTTCTGATTGAGTACGAACTGTCGTATATAATCCTGAGCTGCATTGCTTTCTACCCGTACAATAGAGTTATACGCACGATGCTTTGCTACTAGCTTGGAGACAATCGTAGGTCCGTCATATTGACCGATATCGATATCCAGAATGCGGCGACAACCATCGGGCAATGCCTCGAACGTGAAGAAACACGTGTCGTCGTGCGCCTCCCCCGGGGACACTGCCAAGTCGATTCCAGTAAAGGTTGCGTTCGGACCCTTGTACTCGGACACGAAAGTATGCACGCCGTGCTCGCGTGCGTTCTTCTTGCACAATTCTATCCACTCTGGCTTGCATCGTGCTGACTGCTCGTCAGTGCAAATGTTGCGATAGAGCTGGTTGAACCTAATAGGGAGGTGGTCTCGGATAAGCTGCTCGATCCGATCTTCAGAAAACATCTCAGGCCACAACGCATCTGTATCTGTACGCGCAGATAGACGACACAACAGACTAGATATGTGCTCCGGTCGGAGGTCGTCAGAGTCCCAATCGGTGTTATACAACTCGATCAAGCCTCCGATCTCCATACGAAGAGCCGGCCATCCCTTTTCGATTAGACGATGAGGTACGTCCTGATTGTGCCAGGCCGTATTCGTCACAATGATACGCGCGTCAGGTGTCGGATCGATTCGACTGAAGACCGAAGAGTCGCACCAGTCGTAGACCTTCTCTCGTGACTCACGCGTCGCCGTGTTCTCATGGGTCAGGATGTCGTCTATCAAAATGAACTTGAGCCGGGATCCCGGAATGGCACCTTCAAATCCAAGTGCAACCATGCTCGGGTCTCGTATACCTGGAGGCCGTTCGACAGTAATCGCTGTTGTGGTCCACGGATCTCCCGACCGGTGGCTTTGCTGCAGATCTGGAAATATGGCTTTCAACTCGATGCTAGTGCGAATGTAATCGCGAATCATTCGCAACACTTTCTCTGCTTGCCCTTGCGTATGGCTGATCACAGCTCCTCGGCATGTAGGGTCGCGACCGAGTTCCCACATGCCGAGAGCTGCCATCGAGAACGTCTTCGAGTGCGCGACCGGAAGGAGGAGCACACACCGAGGATGGTCCTTCGCAAACCTAAGCAATACTCGCTGGTGCGGAGCGCACACGATAGGTTGTCGTGTGGTCTCGACCTTCAGCACCAAGTCGACAAAATGAACGGGGTCTTGTCGCGCAAGGAGTACCTTACGCTGCAACGACATGAGAAGCCGCTCGGCAGGAGTCACGCGGCGAGCCCGTCAGCTCCTAGCCAAGCAGCTCCAGACCACCAAACAGGGCGACCCAATGTTGTATCGAAATAGCACATTCCAGAAGGAAGCACTCCTGTTGGACGAGAACCTGAAACGCCCCCAAACTGATCGGTCAGCTTCACCGTACATGTGCCAAGCACTGGAGCGGCCTCTTCCTTGATGTACTTCCAAGTCGGGTAGTCCATTCGAAGTTCTTGCGGATAGGCCGAGACATCAAACGCATACTTGAGATGGTTGACTTCCCATCCACGGAAGACTCCCACACTTACCATCGAAGCAATCCCTGGATTCCCAACAAACCCCCGACGAAAATAGCAACCTTGCATATCGGCGAAGCCAATCGAACCCTTTGTCGCATTGACCTGATTGCGGAAGACGCAGTCTCGAAGAAGACTGAACGTCATTGGCATGTTTCCCAATGCATTCACACCCGACTCGCAATAGATGAAAACTGTGTCCGTTGCCCTAATGTAGATCGGGCAAACGAACCCACCAGGCACAACCCTGGCCTGAGTCTTCATCTGAACCTGGCAAGACTCGAAAGACAAATACAAGTCACGAGTCGTAACGTTGAAGTTCGAAACGACAATGTCACCGGTGATTAGCTGCGAGTCGGCACTTGACGTGTTCCAACCGAATCCTCCGCCACCTTGAACGTGGATCGTATTCGTTTCGTAGTTTGCAGAAGCTCCCGTGAACGTTGCCATTACCTCAGACTTCACATCGTAGGTAACGGTTCCAATAGACCCGAAACCTTCAATGATGAAGTTACAGCATGCCGCCACAAGATTTCCTGCGGTCGCAGCAGTTGTGCCTGGCAAGATTCGGAAGATGCGCTTGCGGTCGAACTCGGGCCAAGTCAGCGGCGTACCGCTCGGGAACCATGTGTCGTACGCCTTCTGTAGCGTGGCAAATGGCTTGCCTTCGGTGCCATTGCCTGTCGTGTCGCTACCGAGAGGCCCGATATAGAAGATGTCTTGTATCGGAGTAGCCGCAGCAATTCCGTCGAGCTTGGTCTTGTCCGCTCCGGGCATGAATCCAGAAGCACCGCCAGCAATGACGTCTGCATGCAACGTCCCTCCAGCTAGAGCTCCATGTCCATGAACATGGTTCGCGCGTGATACAGACGTTGCATCTCCAGGCGCGGCTGACCCAAGATTGGATGGTGTTGAGTCGCTCAGTGGAGACCCCGAATGTGCCTTCACCC